TTAACGCCCTGTATTAGCAGGAAATTTTTTATATAAAGTGGAGATTCCCACGTCAAAGAGAATCGCCACCCTTTCCCGCTTTTCTCCCCCCGCAATTAATCTTCCGGCCTGAGCCCACTGCTCCAGCGATAGTTTTGGGCGTCTCCCGCCAATTCGCCCCTCAGCCCTGGCTGCGGCTAGCCCCGCCCTGGTTCGTTCAACGATTAATTCACGTTCCATTTCGGCTAAGGCACCCATGACATGAAAAAAGAAACGGCCCATTGGGGTTGACGTATCAATACTGTCCGTGAGGCTACGGAAGTTAATACTGCCCCCCTTTAAATCTTCAACCAGTGTGACCAAATGACGCATACTTCGCCCCAAGCGGTCCAGTTTCCAGACCACCAGCGTATCGCCTTCGGTCAGAGCCTTAAGCGCCTTCTTAAGCCCCGGTCTTTCAGATGTTCGACCGCTAATTTTATCTTCAAAGATCAGTTCACATCCTGCACATTCAAGCGCATTTCGCTGTAATGCCGTGTTCTGTTCATTTGTTGATACCCGTACATAACCGATAAGCATGATCTTCAACCCTACAAAAGCAGAAATCATGCATTGCAACCGTGAATGATGCAATTTCTTAAAGGTTGGTTTAGGAGGAGGTGCGCCAGCGATCGGAATTCCGTTCTTCTGGCCATCGGCAGCAATGCCAAATGTTGTCATGCCAGAATGGGCGGGAATGGTCTTTCTGAAGTTTAACGGATCAACGTTCTCGGCCGCTGCATATCCGAAGCTTGCTCTTGTAATACCCACACTTACGTTGCCAGAAGCGCGCGGCGAGTTCCCGAGAATTTGGGACGATGGGCGCGGCGTGGATAGTGGGCGAACGCTTCTGTCAGCTCAGGGTGATGCGATAAGAAACATAACGGGAAAGGTGATGTCTCGCGGATTACCCAACAATGCAAATCCTGGCGCAATAACTTCCGGCGACGGTGTTTTCCGTTTAGTTCGCGGCGTAACAAATGATGAATCAACATCGTCGCCGGTTACCGCAAACCCGCCCGCGGCTGGGCTGGATACACTTTATTTTGACGCTGATAGGGTCGTTCCCACTGCATCCGAAAACCGCCCGCGTAACATCGCGTTTAACTTGTTAGTGAGAGCTAAATAATGACATTGAAATTTGATAAAGAGGGCTTTGCAATCGACGGCGGCGATATTCGTGTTTTTTATTTCGAACCAATGACCGGGGAATATGTGGGATGGTCTGACGAATATATTTATGAGGGCGTCAGCATGCCCGGTAGCTCAACGGTTATTGATCCGGGCAATGAAGTGTCGGGGGCAGTATCCGTTTTCGATGGAAAGAAATGGAGGCGGGAAGAGGATCATCGCGGAGAAACCGTCTACTCAAAAACTGACGGCATCGCCACGACGGTGGATTACATCGGGAAACTTAAAAGTGAATTTGTCACTGTTGGGCCAGCCACGCAGTACGACAAATGGAACGGCAGCGAGTGGGTGACAGATATTGAAGCCAAACATGCCGCTGATATTGCTGCAGCCGATACGGATAAACAAGCCCGAATCGGCCGGGCTAATGAGTTTATAAACGGTAAGCAATGGCCTGGTAAAGCTGCTATGGGACGCCTGAAGGATGCTGAGAAAGCACAGTATAATTCATGGCTGGATTATCTTGATGCGCTTGAAGCCATAGAAACTTCCAGCGCGCCAGATATTAACTGGCCTGTTGCCCCGGTGGAATAGGCCAGTCGGGTGCTGTTAGGTCAACACGCATCAGTAGCACCCGATATCTTTTCCATTCTGCAAGCGCGGCGGTTTCCTCATCCGTTGCGATCCCTGCGTCAGAAGCGTCCTGCCGCCATACAATTTCTGCATCAGCCACCGCCCGCAGTTTGCTTTTTTTAGACTCTGCCACCGCTTCAATTTCTGTCTGAGTAAGCGCAGGGATATCAACCCATGCTGGTTGACCATCTGCTACACCTAGCTGCTTGCCCATTGGCGCCATGACTGTGTATTCATTTGTCACGGCATCCGTAACCAGGAATGCATCGTCTGGCCATTGCCCGGCTGGTTCGTAATAAGTTTCTTTCAACGCATTTGCATAGAAAGCTATTTGTGAAGGAGAAAAAGAATAATCGCTCATATTAAAATCCTAACGCCAGCCAGTAGATGCCATTTGACTGTTGAGTGCCATCAGCACTAAACGTCCTCACCGCAGAGATTTTTATCGTATTCACACCCGTATAGTTTGCATTAATTGAGACTGAAGCGGTGGCTTCAATGCTGATGGATGGTGTGCTGATAAACGGGGTCGGAAATGCCACATCAACACCCGCTGTCAGACTTGTATTAGCAATCGAGCCGCGCTGAATAATAAAGCCATTAGGAAACTTGACCCATATTCCGGATGAGTTGCTGCCGCTCTGGAAAGCAGACATGTCCGGGATTTGCCCGGTGCCCGTTCCCACCGCTCTTTTTGCCGCCTCTCCTAAACCAAGGTTTGCGAGAGCCGTTGAAACCGCGGCAGCACCTGCGGCTTTAATCTCGGCAAACGGATTTGCGCGTTTTAAATAATCTGCCGCAAGCCCGCTGGAGAGCTTCGCGACAAAACCTGCTACGTCACCGTCGTCCAGTACGTCATCGCCACTTTTTTCGCTAACAAATTCAGCCAGTGCAGCCGCGATAAAAGAAGTTTGGCGCAGGGCCTTGTTGATTTGCGCACTGCTGGCTTTACCTGCGGTAAAACCACTGAGCAGCGCAGGTAATGTTTCCCATTCGTTCTGGGAAACAATATTCGCACCAGGGCTGGTTGCGAAGGGTTTGATTTGATTTATAGCCATTAGAGTTTTTTCTCCCAAGCGCCGTCGTCAAAACCGGCGATATATTGATTATTCATGTCAAAACCAAAAAATTTTGCCCCCGTCGACGGAACCTCCACCGAGGGGGTCTGGATATCACCGGCCCAGACGCCGGCCGCCTTAACCGTCATATAGCCTTGTTTAATAGCGGCGAGTAACTCCAGCGAGACCTCTGAAATATCTGTTTGCGGAAAAACCCATGCCGAAATGGTCATGTCCTGGTTATCAACGATTTGCATAGTCAAACCGGAGCCCGCCGTCGCCTCATCAAGGATTGCTGGCAAGCTGTCGTTCTGGCCATTCCAGTTATTGATCGCAATTTTTGCTTTCAGAATGACTCGATAGGTTTCATCGCTAAGCGTGGTATAGCCAGAATCCGGATCGTATGGCCCTTGCCATACCCCCTGGTCATAGCCCACCCCGTCCGTGTCCCATAAAAAATAGACGCCAGAAATGGGGCGACTGACTACCCGACTGCGACCGACCCACCTCCCCAGAATATCCAGTTGTTCTCCTGTAGCCCGCTCAATATCAAAGGCTGTTATCAGGCTGGAAACAGTGCTGCAAATGTCAATAAAGGGGCGAGTACTTAGGTCGATATGGTCGTAAAAAAGAGGCTTTGTGGCGTGGTAGTTGCTTATTAATTCGGTGTATTTACTCATGTGCCCACCGTAATTGTGATATTGGCCGCCTCACAGGCGGCCACTTCGCTATAAGCAATATTGACGTTCGTCGCAGCAACGGCGGTAAATGCCTTACCTATTAAAAGCTCGGTGATGTCGTAATAACGTGAATTACCTCCGCTAATAACACCAAGGTTGGCCGGAGAGTAAATCCGGCTCAGCAAAACACTTTCACCAATAGCCAATGCATTAATATAGTCAGCCACAGCCTGCTTAATCTGCTCGCCTATCTGCGATGTGTAACCTGTAAATACCTTCAGCGAAATATTTACGAATATTGGTACATTTTTAGGCCGGGAAAACGAGATGGTGTGCGGGTTACCATAGGGATCGGGCACTATTATGGATGTTGTCCCATAGGTTGTGACTCCCTGCCCTTTCTTGCCCCGAATCGTCTGCGCAATGACCTCGACCTCCCCCCCATCGACAACTGTGGAAATTGAGTGCGGGGGAAGGCCATTGGCATTGATTACGCCCGTATCATTTTCATAAAGTTTATGCCTTGTGACCCCGGCAATATTTGCGATGGCTCCATCAAGAGCCTCGAAAGGGCTAATCGCCGAAAGGGCCACGCTTTGAGCCTGTCGAATACGAAGCGCAGCATCTGTTTCCGCTGGGATACCAATGGTAGCAGCCATCGGATTAGTGACCGATAGCCAGCCTCGCGTCGGGGTGCTAATTATCGTCACTGTCCCTGACGGCGCGGCTACCGCACCGCTGCTGGCGCAGATTGCTGTAACCGTTACCGTTCCGTCGATGCTGATTGAGACAACGTCGGGTAAGACCCAGACAACATTATTTTCATCCCTCACCGAACCATTAAAAATAGTCGTCCCGGCGGTGCCACCCAGCAGCAGGTCTACGGTAGAATTGGTTGCCTGTCGCCTGGTAATGCCGTTGATTTTCACATTGCTGGATAGCGCCGCACCGGCGGCAGTTGCAGGAGAAAAACTATTGTAGGTAGCAATTGCGGTGTTGTTGGCATCATGGATTGCCAGAGCAACCAAAGCGACCATTTGGCCATCTTTGCTGTCAGGTTCCAGATAAGCATCGCTACCGTAAATTTGCCTGAAAGAATCGACCAGCCCATTGAGGATGGTCTGGTAATCAGGCGCGGTTATGCCCTGGGCCGTTACCGTTGCAGATAACCCCAGCGATTCAAGGTTGAGAGCCATTACGCCTCGCTTTTAAGTGTCGATATACCGTAAAGAGTGTCGAGGGTGCCATGACAGGTTACCCTTCGATTTGCAGGATTAATGCTGGTGCTAAAGTCGAAAATAGAAAGTACGCCTTGCGTGGTGGATACGCGGTTACGGAGCGCTAAAGAATAAATTTCCGATGACTGTTTACCTAATACCGACTGCGCCCACGGCATACCTTCGCTGGTGTCCAGAAACCACTCACCGCGCCAAAGCTGCAGCCGGGTATTAACCGCCTGCGCCACACATTCCGGGGAATCTATTAAAAAACTATTATCCCCCTGCCCAAAAACATAATCGCCTTCGGGACTTTCTCTGCGATATCTCATATTGGTTTTCCTGTATTTGAGCCACCCGACATCACGCCTCCGTGCAAATGGTTGCTGAGGCTGATTCCGGCGGCCTTCACGTCTCCGGTAACGGTGACGCTTCCGTTAATTTTTACCGTTCCAGTAAGCTCAATCGTGGGGGAAACAATCACCGTACCTCCATCAGCGCTTGCGGTCAGTTTACCGGGCGTAGTCAGGCTAATATCATGCCCTGCCGCAAGTTCAATAAAAGCGGCGCCGTCATCGGTACGTAACTGAGCAGCACCGGTGCTGATGCCGCTGATTTTTTTTGCCTGCGACTGCGGGCCGGGGAGCACAAAAGCGTCAGACAGCGAATGCTGTCGGCCATTAACAGGTTCCTGTGATTCTCCGTTTTGCCACCAAAAATCAATGGCGCGGTCAGCAAAAATAACCAGGCACTCATCACCTTTATCAACGGGGAAAGTTAGCGTGCAGCCTCCTCCTCGCGGGAAGACGACCGGGACATCAACCAGAAGCGGATAGCTAACGGTGCTCACAGAGCCATCGCTGGCTTTAAGCGTACCTTTGATTGCGGGTGCAACGGTGCAGGTAACGGTTTCGGGATCGAATGAGTGAATAATGCCCGGTAAGGCGACGCGGAGATCGTTGCTTAACGCAGCGCTGGTTGCCGCCAGCGCTTCTGCAAATTCTCCGCTCAGGGCCGGGGTTAATAAAGCCATTTGGACCTCCTTCATCAGGATAATGGGCTGTTGCGCGCTATTTAGCGCCTCTTTTGCTGAATATTTTGTTCATTCAACTCTTCCGATCCCTTTGCACGACACATCAGATCCATGTACCAGGCTTTCTCCCGCGTATCCCCGGTGTAGGTGATTCCACACACTTCGTAGAGGCCATCCTTGTTGGTTTTGGCATAGGATGGCGTTGCGTTAGCTTTCTTAGCTGCACTTTTGGTCTTCTCTGCTTCAACTCGGCTGTCCGTTAGGTCTTTAAGCTGAGGGGCTGTTTTGTAAAGGGAGGACTCATTAAGATGAATAATGCCATTGAGGCGAATATTCGGATTTATCAAACACTTGACGTTTACTCCCGCGTCAGTAACGCGCTGAGGCATGTTTATCATTCCATTGGCGCTATTAAGGGAAACAGGGGGATGCTTAACCTGGTCTTTTCCATACATTTCGAGTCGATCGTCCACCAGTTTCCAGGTTGCTGCACAAAGCGTTGCTATCTGATCCAGATAAGTGCTGACTTTGCCATGAAAAGTGTAACCACGCGGATACACAGTGGAGGGGAAACGCGGAACCGCCCCACCCGTTACGTTGTAAGGTTTCAGGCCGGATAGCGCCAGCTTGTACATATCCTCGACGGTGTAGCCTTTAGCAAGAGTCGCGCTAAGAGTGGCGTATGAGATAGCTTCATGGCCGTCAATTGCCTGAATCAACAGCCAGGTATCTGGAGTGTCATCTCGTCCATCAATAGTGATACGAATATCGCCGCTAAAAATAAGTCCGTAATTGGTGCCGTTCCTTTGCCCCGGTTCACCAGATTTGACTTCGTACGCCGCTCCTACCTGATTCTCTGGTACGATGGTCCTCATTCCGTCGTAGCCTGCAAAGATACGAATTTTAGAAAACTCTTTATCAATGATTTTGTTCGCCGTGTCCGGCGCAAGGTTATAGATTTTTACCTCCGCCACCTTCGGCGCTGCGCCAATAAACCATTCAACTTTGAATGTAACTTTAAACCCGCTGAGCCTGATGCCTTGCCCATCAGCACCGAGCAGTTGCAGTTCGAAATAACGCTGCCAGTTCTGACTCATGCTTCCTCCATTGAAAAACCCGCCGTAGCGGGTTTTTAGCTTTGCGTAACAAAGTAGAGATGGCTTTGGTAGCCAAGGTTTATTTTGGTGGGATACTCCTGCGCTTCATCATCGGAAACAACGTAAAGGCCGCCGGCAATGCCGAGGTGAGTATAGGGTGCGAATAAATCCACACCGGTAACCAGCGGAATTCCGCTGATAATTGCCGAGTTATCCGTTTCCAGAAGATCCAGAATCCACCCTGCCTCATCACGATAAACCACGCGAAGGCGAAATTGATGCCCTCCCAACCGAAGCGTAAAGATTTGATTATCCGCACTAAGCGGAATTTCTACCGTTGCCATAGTTACTCCGAATCTGAGGCTGGTTCAGCGAGAGGGATAATCTTAATATCGCTCACCGGACGGGTAGTTTTTGTTCCACCATTTTGCACGGCTGCGGTACTAACGCCTTGCTTCATCGTTGATTTTTCTGCGAAAGGGATATTTTCAGTATCTGAAAGCAGCACCTGAACCATCGTCAAGGTACACATCAGATTGTTTTTATTCTGCTTATCCGTGGTCACATCAACTTGCTTCAAAAGCATGTTGCTGTAGGTTCTTTTGCTGGTAACCACCTCGAAGGGTTCACAGATTCTCTGCAGCGTCAGAAGCTCCTCATACATTTCTTCTGGACTCAGCCCCACTGAAACACCTAAAGCGCTGGTTTCCACCATATCCAGAAGCGAGCCGCCACCGGCAAAACCGCATGTCATCGTTACCTCGCCGGGTTTTACCCAGGCATGATCGCTAATATTAGCGCCTGTCTGAACCGGGTGACTGGCCACTTCGAGGGTATCAACGTGTTTCTCGCTGACCACGACATGAGGAACGATAAAACCAATATGCCGGGAACGACTTTGAAAAAGTGCAGACATAATATTCATCAGCTCACTCCTCCAGATACAAGCTGAGCCTGTCGTGCATAAATGTTTAGCTGGCGTTGCTCTACTTCCGCACCGGTAGTGAAGGGATCGCTGGCACTGTTAATCACTATGCTGGTGTTATTATTCCAGGTTGGTGAACTAACGGCCGTGTTGGATGTATTTGCCTGCACTTCAGCCGAAGTCGCATAACGCCAGTCGCTGTTATTGCCATAACCAGAAAGCATAATGGATTCAACGCCAGGCTGGGCGAGGTGTGAGAAAGAATCTAATGAGGGAGGAAACCGCTTAGAAAATTGTGCCCAACCGTCAGTCTGAGCCTCTTCGCCTTTGCCCCTGTTATCAATCCATTTACCATCAATCCACTTTGCATCGCCTTCCCCAATTACAGCTCTGCCAAAATCCTTCCAGGTTGGCGCCGTTCGGATCCGCTGATAGTAATCGCTATTTCCAAAAGCCCAATCGAGCCCTTTATCAATAACTGGCTCAAGCGCCACAGCCGCCGCGCCTGCAAAACCCACTTTACCTATAAATTTAGTCGGCAAGTTTTTTGTAGAGTTGCTATCCAGACCTGACAAGGCTTTTATCACCCTGTTTATTGCAGAAATCATTTGAGCGGCCCATGTCACAGAAACATAGGCCGCGAAACCTTTAAATACTGTTTCCCAACCACCAAGTGCCTTTACCACGTCCTGAAACACCCAGGCAATCGATTTAATCCCATCGGCTGCGGCGCTAATAGCAGGTTCCCATTTTTCCCAGTCAATTAAGCTGTCGCTTCCCGATTTCCACTTCTGGTAGTCGTTGTAAAGCAGGCCTATTGCAGCAACAAGGGAAAGGATGATGCCGATGGGTGAAGCGATAAATGCGCTATTGAGCACCACCCAGGCCCCTGCCAGACCCGTCAGCGTGGCAATGAACGATTGAGATTCACCGTCAAGCGTGTCCCACCAGTCTGCGACATCGGTAACCAGGTCAATAATGCCGCTCAGCGCATCGGTAAAGACTTCACCAAACCAGATAGCAATTGCGCCTGCTTTGCCGAGCACATTTTCAATCTGCGGAGCTTTAGAGAGTAATTTTTCTGTTAAGTTAGTGACAGGGTCCGAGAGGCCTTGCGCGAGGTTTCCGCTCAACTTCTTGCCAAACAGATCCACTACGGAAGACATCCGGCGCCACGAAATCATAAACTGCGTGGATTGGCCGGCGCTTTTTTCAGCGTTTAAGTCAGTTGCTTGCATCAGGCGTTGATAATCATCGGCGTACTGAGCAAGCCCGTGTTGCATGGCGTTAAGCGTACCTTCATCAATCCCTAATAAACCGGCCTGCAGGCTGGCTTCGTTTTTGTCCATGTCGCCTAGCGATTGAGCAAGCTGTAGAAAAACCTCAGCATTATCGCGCTTTGAGCCATCTTCACCACGAGTGGTTACGCCCATTTTGTTGAGGAGTACTTCGCCTGCTTTATTGGCATTCCAAAACGTACTTAGGTTTTTAATCGAGCCTTCCAGCGTTTTTCGATCGCCACCGGATTGCTCGGATGCATATTTTATGGACTGGTATTTGTCCACGCTCATATCAAGCATTTGAGCGGACTGAGCGTCTTTCTCCATGCCATCCAGCGTTTCCAGAAAATAGTTTCCTGATTTTACTGCCGGTTGGATCACGAACTCATTAAGCGTTTGCAGGCTCTTTGCCAGCTTCTCGTAGGGGGTTGTTTGCTCTGTAACCTTATTTGACGCCAGCCTGTTTTCAATATTGATAAAAACAGCGCTTAGCCTGTCGGCCATGCCTGTCATGCGGTCAGTTAATTTTTCGCCTTCCCACATATCAGACAGGGGGAAATAAGGAACAAGCTGCGTGCTATCGCTCATTTTCCTCTCTCCAGCGTGCAATGCGGGCCTTATTATCGGCCTGCATTTCCAGGTAATCGTTCATCAGCGCAATATCATATAAATCCACCGCGCCGTTTTTCAGATCCTGCCAGTTCAGCCCGAAAACCTCCGCCGGGCGGAGGATATAGTCTTCCTCACCCGGCAGAGTATCGAGCTTTAAGCTGCTTCCCGGTCCTGGGGCTGGCTGCCTGGGAGTTCTTGCAAAAAATTTCCCAGCGAATCGGCCACCACCCGTGCTACCAGTTGCAAAAGCGTCATCAGATCGATGTCATCAAAGGCCAGAGCTCCGCCATGAAATACCGGCACCCAGGATTTCATGTGGCTACGGGCGACGACGCTGAGGCAGGGAAATAGCACCGCGTTGCAGTCCTCTTCGCTAAGATCCGAAAGCGTGCGGGCAATTTTTGGCAATACGGTTTCGAGGGTGTTACCTCCCTCTTTGCTTTGTAAGCTACGAAAATCTCCGACGATCCCTGCCAGCACTGGCAGCAGCTTCCGAGCCACCTTTAGCTGATCGAAGACGCTGAGCTTGCCGATACGGTAATCCACTTCTTTAAGGGTAATTTCCATGGCCTAGAACTCCCCTAAAACCTGATCGATTTTGCCGCAGTCAAATACCCAGGCCACGCTGCCACCTTCTTTGCCATTTTTATTATCCGGCAGCTTCTGGAATGCCACGGAGCGGGCGGTCACCACATCTCCGGAAACGCTGTTGCGGATAACAATGACGTTATTCCCCCACAGGGCTGAAGAAAGCGTCTGGGCGTTATATGCCAGGGAGAGTTTTTTGTTTGCCGGGGATGTTTTCATCAGCGTGACGGTAATCGTCCCGCTTTTATCGGCATTCATACTTTGCATGACTTCCCCATCAATACCGATGGTCATGGTGTTCTTTGCATTGGCTAACGCAACGGTAATGCCCTCCTCGGCGTTCGCCGAGCCAGCACCGAGGTCAATAATGCCGGCCGGGCCAGCAAAGGATGCGGTGACATCCATAAAAGAATAAGTGCTCATTTAATTCTCCTTAACGAACTACATTGATTTCAACGTCGGCGAAGTGCACCGCACCAGCCAGTTTGCATGCCACCTGGATTACCGGAGCTTTGCGCGCTTCACGATCGGCCTGGGCCTGAGCCGCAATAGCCGGGGCGTAAACGTAATAACCTTTGGTTAGCGTATCGCCCGCTACCAGCTGGCCTATTTCGCCCCCGTTCCAGATGCCCGGCGCCACCAGACCGTTGGTCACTGCCTGCCCCATAGACTGCTCAACGTTCGCGAGCAGGCGGGTGACGCCTGCGTCGGTCTGCGGGATTTTTGTCGTGCTGGTAAACAGCAGGTTGTAGAGGTTGTTCTGCACATAGTTTTGCAGCCAGTCGAGGCCATGGCGCTCGTCAATAAAATCGCCATTGCACATCACGCCTTCCTGGATGATGGCGGTGTCGTTGTTGTAGTTCACAAAGACGTTGGCATTTTTTACCGCCAGCGCATTGGTCTGGCTTTGCGTCAGGTATTCCGCAGTAATACCGGGTTCCTGCTTAAATTTCAGGGTGATGGTGGTGTTGTTGCCGTTAAAGTTAACGGTAAAAGCACGGCCAAACAGTGAAGCGGCGGCGTAAGGGCTGGCGCTGGAGTACACCCCAAAGGTACGGGCATATTTTGCGGCCTTCAGCGTGCTGAGAATATCGGTTGTGCTATCCGCATCCAGTGCGGCGGTCCCCTGCGTTGTGTGTCCATAGATACGGGACACGCCGTCTGCCTCAATGGCTGCGGCAACGGCAAGCACGTTTTCATCGCTCAGGCTTGTGTCGGCAATGACCAGGCCATACCAGTCGGTAGACAAGCCAGACAGCGTTGAGACACATTGTGCGATGCTTTCGCTGGCTTGCCCTTCAATGACCTGAGCGCCAGCAAGTTCCGTCAGCCCCAGCAATGCTGAAAGATCGCTCCCCTCAGCCACCGCATTTGCATAGCCCACGGAGGAAATAGCGCCGGGAGTAATAGAACGGATGACAAAGCGCGAGCCAGCGGCATCCCACTCAACGGTACTTCCGTTGAGCGCATCCTGAATACGGCCTGCGACACCGTTCAGATTGGTTTCCGCGCTTAAATCGATTTCGCTAAGCGTGATTTCAGCGCCGTCGAGAATAATGCTCATAGAGCCGTCGGTTACGGCGGTAAAATTATTCATCGCCTGCTGAGCAGCGGTAAGGATTGCGCCGCGTAACCTTGCGGCAGCGTCGGTTTTTACCCAACGCCCGATGTACAAATCCACCGGTTGAGGAGACTGCTGATAATAAAGGCTGGCCGCTTTGTACTCTGGCGTATCCAGGCCAAAATCATTCGCAACGCCGTTGATATCGGAATAGGCACGCATGCGCTCATGGGTATCAATGACCTCACTTGCGCCAATGACAAGCAAAGCACCGTAATTACGTGACTGAGCGGCACGCGCAGCCATATTCACCGTCACGTTGACGATGTTAGAGACAGGTAATCCCTGTGACATATTTTATTCTCCGAAGATATTTACTGAAGTAGAAGTGAGAGACTGAATACCGTATTCGCGAGTCACCTGACGGTGCAGCGTTACGGTGAGGTTGTAGCGGCGTAGCCACTGATTGTTGATAAGGTCAGCCGAAGGGGTCAGCGCCCCGCAGGCTTTGACTGTCATACCCAGATTATTAAGCTCGGTATTGTTTTGTGCGACATACAACCCATCGCGAAACTGTGTAGCGATGGCCTGCATATCAGGTCCGTAAAATGTGCAATTCACCTCCAGCGTTTCAGTTTGTCTTAGCTCGTCGCTGTATTGAGATACGGGGACGAACATAGGGTTAGCATCATGGCCGATTGAAAGATCAAACTCGCAGCGAGTCTGCTCCACGGCGGGGATTTGCGGGGGCGGTTCTGTCCAGCGCGGCACAATGGCATCGCCCGGTAGTCCTGCCAGGCTGCTAATCCAGTGGATTAACGTCTCTTCCAGCAATTCGTCATAGGCAGGTGGCGAACTGACCGGCGTGAGGTAACCCGCGTGGGTTGAGTCATTCATCTGCGGTCTCCGTGGTAATTAAGCGATCGGGCCTGCGCAGGCACTGCTGGCGAACATAATCCTGCAGGCCTGCTAGTTGTTTGCTGGCGAGCTCGATGCGGCTTCTGAGACGGAAATAATCCCGTTCAGCGGCGTCAGTAAGTCTGGCGCCGGCTGCATCATCCAGGCGGGCGGCGGTGGACCCGGCTGGCAATTTTGGGCAACCGGCGGCGACGTGCAGCCGCTTAGCGCCACCAGCAACATCACGCTGCAAATCTTCAATGGTGCGTTGTGCATTAGCGAGTTCCCGTGTGTATCTGGAATCCAGGTCTGCGACGTCACGCTGGCGCTTTTGCAGGTCTTCAATAAGTCTGATGCTTAAGGCAAGTTTCTTTTCGACCTGAGCGGTCAGCAATTTTTGCGCGGCATAGCGCGACTGGAAATAATAAGTACTGAAGGCGAGCGAGAGGCATACCAAAAGGGTGAATAAAAACCGTATATTCATGTGGTGTTCCTGTTCCAGCAGCAAACCTTATATTCGACCTCACGGCGATTCATCAGGCCCTTCCAGCGTTTTCCTCCCGCCCAGATCCATTTCTTTAAGCCTTCACAGGCTTGCTCAAAACGTCCGGCGTTAAGTTCACGCAATAGAGCAGAATGCTGAAAAGCTGAAATGCCAACGTTGTAGCTAAAAGAGATCAGTGCAGCTTTCTGGTATTCGTCTGCGGGGATGGTAACGGCACGCTCCACTGCCCGGGCAAAGGGCTGTAGATCTTTGTTGAGCATCGCCTGGCATTCTTGCGGCGTGTACCTTTTCCCTGGAACAATGTCCTTGCCGGTATGCCCGTAGCAAACGGTCAGCACGCCTGCGACATCGTAATAAGGCGCATAGCGCACGCCCTCAAGCTCTGGAATTATCGCGCTTGCAAGCGACAGCGCGCTGGCCCCTGTCAGGCCAAGGATGGTTTTTTTGAGTCCGGGAGACATTGCCATTAGCTACCTCTCTGTTTTCTGCGCGCAGTGCGTTTACGGCCGTACCGCCTGTTACCTTTCAGGAAACAGGCTGGAACCGGGCGCCGGTGTGGGTTTGCAGATTTGAAACGAAATTGCGTGCCTGTAGCGTTACGCTACTTGCGCAGCCGTTCGAGAAGGTCCTTTTCGAACAGGCCAGTGCTCTTACACTCGGTGGGTTTAACCTTGTCGTTACCGTCTGCGGCAACCAGTCCGGCCACGCCGGTCACCTCGACAGAGATATTGCTGCCTTCGCCTGCGCTCCAGACCTGGGTCACAATGCGGAACCGCCGCTGGATGTTTTGAGTTTGTGGCAGCACAGAACAATCGAGGTATAAGCCTGCAAGCTCATCGTCGGAGCCAGACACGGCCACAATTCCCGTTGCCGAATCCTGTACGCTGGGAGATAGCCCTTTCTGCTGGTAATAAAGTTCGACTGCGCTTAACAGTTCCTTTGGCTTTCTGTTGCCAATCTTCGTTGCTGAAACAACGTCTCCCATACCCGGCATCTGCTGGTCAGAAGAGGCATCGCTTTGGCCTGCGGTTTTAACAGGCCCATAAACGTTAATGCAGCCGGCTAATGTAAAAGCTAATAGTGGAATATGTAATTTCATCGTCGTTAGCGATAGTAGAGAGTGGTACAGCCGGCCAGGTTAGAACAAAGCACGGCCAGTAAAAAAAGTTTTAACTTCATGAGGTTCCTCCTCGGTTAGATTCAAAAAGCCCTGCTGTTATCACAGGTGTGGTTATTCGTTCGGTCAGTGGCCGACACCAGAATGTTTAAGCGCCTCGCGAAGGTCTTTCGCCGTTGCAGGCAGGTCGGATTTGGCTATCGTTTTGGTTTGCAGCGCCTCAAGATAATCCTGAAGAAGCCGCGTACGCTTCTCATCCTCCTTTCTTAAGCGGTGCGCATCCATGCGGCCATTAATGAAGGAAGCCACTGAAATAGCCACGCTTATCAGGCCGAATATCATGTAGACCATATCCTGTGTCGTGATACCCAGACCGGCGGACAAAGCCGCCAGCCACGCAGAACACTGCGTGACGATATTTCCTGGTTGGTCATTCATGCGAGTCTCTCTCACCTGCGGCTTTGGGCCGTGGTTCGTGTCATTCAGCGAGGTAGCCAGAAGTTATTCAGATAAGCGGGACAGATTGAGCGTGACGCTTTTCTTTGCCGCGGGCATCCGGCGCTCCCGAAGCATTTTTGGGTTGTGAGTGATAAATACGATGATTTTTCTGCTGCTGCTGTTCACGCAAGCGCAGGTATTTCTCGGTATTCTGCTGGATTTGTAAGCTGTATTCGTTCACCCCTGCCAGCGCTTTGGCGACGCGGTCTGCGGGTTTGCGGTTAAGCCTAAGCGTTGGCTGCGGTTCCGGCGTGGCACAAAATCCGACTAACAAAGGATTTTCGCTTTTCCAGGCCGCTTGCTTTGCCTGCCGGCGTTCGCGGCGGCGTGCCTGTGCATCCATATATCCTCCAATCAACTTTGGCGATATCTTTTTGATATCCCAAAATTCATTGTCTGGAAATTTGCCCTTTTTCAGGGCCGGTTGTTAAAGAGCGTTGGCTCGTTGCTGAGCGCTTTGTCGTGCTGATGAATTGATATTGAACCAAATGTACAATCCCGTCAAGAACCAAAAGTACGAATTATTGATAAAAATTTAAAATGCTAATTAGCCATTGATTAATAAGAAATTATTTTTTGAGGGGATTTTAACGTTCGGGTTCCAACAGGGCGCGAAAGGAACAACCCAGCAGCTAACCGGGTAGCTTACCGGGGTTGATTAAAGCGGCAGGCAGGGAGAAACGTCAGGCGTGGCGGCGAATAGAATGGCTATACATCACGCGTCCGATGATTTTCAGATGCTGTTCGTTTTCCTCACAGATTTTCCAGTCGGCATATTTAGCGTTATCCGACCGCACCAGCAGGCTATCGTGGGTCATTTGCAGGCGTTTAACCAGCAATTGGCCTTTGTAAAGGAACACATAGATACCGTCGCCCTGGAAATAATCTTTGGCGATATCGACAAAGATATAGTCGCCCAGCTCAATGGTGCCGGACATGCTGTCGCCGGTAACGGTTATTACTTTAATGCTGTCCGCAGGACGATGACCAAAAAGCTCCAGCGCTTCCTGGCTGTCGTAAACTATATGGTTGATGGTTTCGGTCACTTCGCTGGAAATCAGGCGACCCGGCCCGGCGCTGGCCTCGATATCCAGCACATCGATGCGAAATCCCGGTTCTGGCGGCGGCGTGTAAAACGGCCCGCCTGCGTTTTCATTAAGCACCGAAGCATGCGCGGATTCACGCCGCTCATCAGCAAAAACGCCTTCGTTGCCGTGCTGCAGCCACAGCACATCCGCGTTTAAAAACGTGGCCAGTTCATACATTTTATCCTGGCGAGGGATGGATTCAGCGTTAAGCCATTTGCTTACGGCTTTGGAAGAGACCCCAAGGGCCCTTGCTATCGCCATGCCTCTGCCAAATTCGTCCAGGCTGGCTTCTGTGCAGGCCTGCGCCAGCCTGCGGGAGAATGCTTCGCGCAATTGTTCTCTCTGTACCATAAGTACGATCATAGCTCATTTCGGGAACGCATGGTTCCATGATAGCACGTACTGAAAGTACACAAAGCAATAATCGCGATTAAACACGCAGCGATATTGGGGATGTTTTGCTTTTATGGTACAGTGCGCGCCTGCAAAATTCCGGTGCTTTCATTCCCATCTTATACTGTATAAATACACATATCCAAGTCGATTTTTACGGCTGAGCGTGAGACGTGAGGGGTTAACCGGGGAAGTGAGGCAAAGCAAGGTCTTGAAATGGCTCTACTAATTACCAAAAAATGTATCAATTGCGATATGTGCGAGCCCGAGTGCCCGAATCAGGCTATCTCCATGGGAGAGAGCATTTACGAGATCGATACCGATCGCTGTACCCAGTGCGTGGGCCATTACGAAACGCCGACCTGCCAGCAGGTCTGCCCGATTGTAAACACCATTATTATCGACCCGGCACATGTTGAAAGCGAAGAGCGGCTATGGGACAAGTATGTTCAGCTACATCACGCCGATAAAATCTAG